GTGCAAAAACATGCAAATTTACACAACCATCAAGTAAGTATTGCATTATATATATTTCATAGTGCAAAAAATTCGTAAGTGAAGATTATTTGCCTATATCGTTGCGTTTGCTGATGCAAAATTTGCATGTTTTTGCACAAATTTGCACAAATTTGCACGAATTTGCACAACATTCCTTAAAAATAATGCTTGACAGAATTTGCATACATTGCAATTTTACAGTAATTTTATAGACCTATAATTGTTATGCGGGTTTGCTGGAAGTGGAAATTCGTAAGTGAAGATAGAAGATGAGTCTCGTTGCGTTTGCTGATGCAAAATTTGCATAAATGTGAGTATACCACGCGCAAAATTGTGGATTCTAAGTGTTGATAATTTTCAGAAATCTATGTTTTTTCTTACTTGACAATTTATACCAAAATCTTAAGTTGATATCAGAGGTGATTATGTGGCCGTTCAAGAAAACAGAGAAAATTAATCAAGACATAAAACTACATAGTAATTATTACGAGAGGTATAGTGATTATTTGGAGGCAATGAAATGCCCGTTGTGTGGTATAGTGTGTGGTATAATTGATGATAGTAGCAGAGTTGGTGACAAAAATTCTCAATGTGTAGTAAAATTGTGTCCCAGATGTGGTAATTATACACAATATGGGGTGGTAGTAGGCAGATGGCACTGTATGGTCAATTTATTTGGTGACACTTTTGGCAAGCATTTTGTAGAAAAAGGAGCAGATCCCCACCATTGAGTGGTATTTTTTGATACACTAGATATGAGGTGCATAATGGCTCACACTGGTGGTGACAATATCAACCCTGGATTTCTGCAGCGCATTGGAGCAGGGATGAGCCTGATGGTAACTGGACAGGTGCCAGTATGGTTTGGACCCAACGATCCACTCCAACCTGTGGCTCCCCCCGAGGTTGAGGGCCGAAGGTTCGATTATCCAGTTGGCGTCAATTTGCAATATATGCCTCGTCACGAGCAATCTGAATCTGGAGTGACCTTTGAGCAGTTACGACGTATTTCTGACCCAGCCCTTGGTGGATTGGATCTCTGCAGGCTGGCAATCGAAACACTCAAGGATAAATTGAGTGCTCAGAAGTGGAGTATCACAGGGGAAGACGGCAAGGACGGGGGAGATAAGGCCAAGAAGGTTACACGGTTATTGCGTAGGCCAGATGGAATTCTCACATATAGTGTCTGGGCTCGTCAGTTGTGGGAAGATATGCTCGTAATTGATGCGCCATGTGTATTTATTGAGCGCAAAATACCAGAGATAGTTGATGGTGCTGGTATCAAATTGCTATCTGATGGTAATGGACGCCGCCCATTGGCCCCTATGCCATCCTACCAGCAGGTACTTAAGGGAATGCCTGCGGTGGATTACACTACTGATCAGATGATATATTTTCCACGCAACCTTAGATCTAACAAATTTTATGGGATGAGCCCCGTTGAGCAACTCATCAATATATTAACCTTGGCACTTAAACGCCAGCTCAGCCTTAACGCTGTGTATACAGCAGGTAATGTACCGGATTATCTCCTAGGAGTCCCGGAAACATGGAACGCAGATCAGATAAGGAGAGCTCAGGAGGGCCTGGACGCTATGCTGTCTGGAAGTATCGAGGGGAAGAGAAAATTGCATTTGATACCAGATGTCAATCCGATACGACTTGGTGATCCTACGCTGCATGAGGGTTTTGATGAGTGGTTAGCACGCATAATTTGCTGGTGTTTTAGTCTTCCGCCCACCGCCCTGGTTAGGCAGGTGAATCGTGCTACTGCAGAAGTTGCGCAGTCAGCCTCACAGCTTGAGGGTCTCGAACCGATAAAAGAGTGGTGGAAAGATTTCATGGATGAGATCATTAGCAAATGCTATGGTTATGATGACATGCGTTTGGCATGGAACGATGCCGAGGTTGTCAATCCGGTCGATAAGGCTACTATCGTATCAATATATGTCGGGAAAAAACCTATTATGACCCCTGACGAGGCTAGACAAAAATATCTTGGAATGGATCCATTGACCCCAGAACAGAAAGCAGAATTGGAGCCTCCACCCCCACCTACGCCTTTTGGAGGCGGAAATCAGGGTGGTGATCAACTTTTTGAGCCCAAGCCTACCAACCCGGACGAAACTGTAACCAAGCGGAGGTTACTTCGGGGTGATCAATCGGGACAGACCGCTTGTGAGTGTGGTAAGTGCCAAGATTCAGGAAGCGAGCACGGCATATCTTACCGCTACCCTTAACCATTTGTTAAATAATATGGAGAAAGCAGATGATCCAGACTATGGTAGACTTTTTGAATTGCTTTCCGCCTTGCCAGAATCCGAGAGAGAGCAGTACTTGGAGATTATAATAGCATCTATTACAACCATGGCGAGCGACGGCGCAAGGAGGGCTATTGAGCAGGTTATCAGTGAGTTATCGGCAAGTGCGACTGATGTCTTTTCCCAGGCCAACCTAGACGCCATTGCGTGGGCTGAATCCAGATCCGCTGAATTGGTCACCTCGATAGACAAAACTACCAGAGACGGAATAAAAGACCTAGTAACCAAAGCAGAAACAGAGGGATGGAGCACTCAACAATTAGCGCAAGAATTGCGTGACGAATACGGGTTCAGTTCTTATCGAGCAGAGATGGTTGCCCGGACAGAGACAGCAATGGCAGACGTGCAGGGGAGTCTTGCCGGCTGGAAAGCTTCTGGTGTTGTGGATCGTAAACAGTTCTTGGCTGCCCCAAACTGTTGTTCAATTTGCCAGACTTACAACCGTAAGATCGTTGACCTTGACGCATCTTTCCCAGGTGGGGACCCTCCTGTTCATCCTAATTGTAGATGTGACGTCATTGCAGTGCTTAAAGAACAGGAAGGTGCAGAATGAGCGATACAATCAAAACTCGTGATGGCAGAGAGATTGACTTCGACAAGCTCCAGATCAAATTTGAAAACAATCTGGATGGCACAATTGCGTATCTTTGGGTAGTTACTGACCAGGGGTTTAGGTATCGGTATAACATGACTTACGATATCAACGGCAATCCATTGACTATTGGCGGGGCTGGTGGATGGGAGCCCTTCTAATGCGATGGAGAATCGCATACGTCCGGGCCAAAAGCGCAATTGTTAAGCTGCATAGGCGGTGGTTGCGTGATAAACTATGGAGGCAGTTTTTACGTAGGACAAAAAGGATGGTAAATAAAGTTCCTATTGTTATTTCCCATTGGCTGAAATGGCGTGTTAAGAAATACAAGTGCGAACACAGGAGGATGTATGGATCTAGGTAGGCTAATCGCATTTATTCGCATTTTTGGCTACAAAGCCAGCCAAGGGCCCCCCGGACCTTCTGGACCTGCCGGAGCCGACGGCGAGGATGCCACGATTGAGGTTGGAACTGTAACAAAAATAGCGCCTGGTGGCACACCAACAGTGGAAAATTCAGGCACAGACATTCACGCAATTCTAGATTTTGAACTAGTGACAGGAGACACAGGCATGCAAGGACCACAAGGCATTCAGGGTATTCAGGGCATCCAGGGCGTTCAAGGTGTTCAAGGAATCCAAGGACCACAGGGTATTCAAGGATTTCAAGGCATAGAGGGAGAGCCAGGACTGATTTGGAGGGGCAACTTTTCTGGCCCCAACCCAGTGCATTCATACCTGACGTTCACCGCACATACGGCCCCTAATCAGGTAATGATTGATGCAGATAACAACGGATATATTTACAATGGTTACACGTTCCAGACTGCTTCTGGTGCAGCCCTTGGTATTACTTTTGATGCCGAGACTGGCACTTTTACATTAACCTTTGTTGCCAACACCACAACATTTGGCGGCCTGATTTCCGCATGGGGAACTACTAAGGCCGCACACCCGGAGTGGCCCGAGTTTACGTTGACCTTATATAATCCTGGATCACAATCCTCTGTCGTGATGATTGCAGGGGATACCGGTATCAGCGTTGTTACCTCTGGAGGCGGTGGTATATACGCAATA